CTCGAGGCCGCCGCCGCCGCTTTTAACCCGGCCGTATCCTCCGCCCCGATTGTCATCGGCCACCCGGAACAAACCGCGCCGGCCTTCGGCTGGATCAAGGGGCTGTCTTTTACCGACGGCGCCCTCGTCGCCGAAACCGACCAGGTCGATCCGCAATTTTCCGAGCTCGTCAAGAATGGCCGTTTTAAAACCCGCTCGGCGTCCTTCTATCCGCCCGATTCCAGCGCCAACCCGGTGCCCGGAACTTACTACCTTCAGCACGTCGCCTTCCTTGGTGCCGCGGCGCCCGCCGTCAAGGGCCTGACCCCGGTCGAGTTCGCCGGTGCCGGCGAAGATACCGTCACCGTCCAGTTCGGCGAATATGAAGACAAGACCATCGGACGGTTGTTCCGAAACCTGCGGGATAATCTCATCGAGACCCTTGGTTTGGAAAAGGCCGACAACATTTTGCCTTCCTGGTCTGTCGATAGCCTGCAGGAAGAAGCCGGCGTTCCAGACCAACCGGCACCAATGTTTTCCGAGCCCGCCCCACAACCACAACCTCAAGAGGACACCATGAACACTCCCCAAGAAGATAAGGCCGCCGCCGAGGCCGCAACCAAGTTCGCCGAGGAACAGGCCGTCCTCAGTGCCGGCAAGGAAACTCTCGACAAAGACAAGGCAGAGTTCGCCGAACAGAAGCGAACCGCCGACGCCGCCACCGCCATCGACGGCCTGGTCAAGGACGGCCGGGTTCTCCCCGCCGAAAAAGACGGCCTCGCCAAATTCATGGCCGGGCTCGAAGGCACCGACACCGTCCAGTTTGCCGAAGGCGACGACAACAAAAAAACCCCGCTGGCATTTTTCACCGGCTTCCTGGAAACCATGCCCAAGCGCGTCGACTTTTCCGAGCGCTCCGGCGGAGAAATAGAAAACGGCAGTCCCGGCTTTAAAGCACCGGCCGGATTTGCCGTCGATCCGGTTGCCCTCGAAACACATAACAAGGCCCTGGCCTTCATGGAAGGCCACGCAGACTCAAAATATGCCGATGCAGTGGTCGCCGTCTCCACCATCAACAGTCATTAAGGGAACACCCCAATGTCCAAGCAATCCATTTCCATTCTAGCCCTGACCCTGCTCGCCAGCGGTGCCATTGTTAAACACCGCGGCATCACCATTGCCGGCGCCCAGGCAACCAACCAGGGCGAAAAGGTTCTCGGTGTCTCCCAGACGGACGCCGCCGACACAGAAGCCGTCGCCGTTGAAACCATAGGCACCACAGTCGTTGAAACGGGCGCGGCCATTGCCGTTGGCGACAGCCTTATTGTCGATGTTCAGGGCCGGGCGATCCCCGTCACGGGCAACCTTGGCGTTGGGGCTGGTGCAACCGCAATGACCTCGTCCGCCGCAAACGGCGACGTTCTGACCGGCGGCGATTTGCCCGAATACGTTTTTGCAGACGCCCTCGTGGCTGCTGCCGCGGCCGGTGAATTTATTGAAGTGGCCCTGCGCCGTTAACCAACACAAAAGGAAAAACCCATGCTTACCCCAACCCAAGCCCGCGTCATTGATCCGATCCTGACCACTCAGTCCAGGGGTTATCAGCACCCGGAAAGCGTCGGCCACCTAATTTTTCCCACCGCGTCCGTCTCGGTGCGCGGCGGCAAGCGAATCGAGTTCAATAAAGAAAGCTTCAAGCTCTACAACACCGCCCGCGCACCCGGCGCCGCCACCAAGCGGATCGACTTCGGATATCAGGGTGTTGCCTATTCCCTGGAACAACACTCCCTTGAAGGCAAGGTCCCGTTCGAAATCATGCAGGAAGCCGGTCGCGTTCCCGGTATTGACATGGGCGCGCGCGCCGTCCGTGTCGTACAGGACATTATGAGTCTGCGTAAGGAATATCTGCAAGGCACCGCTGCCAGACTGGCTGCCAATTACGCCGGCACCAACAAGGTCACCCTTGCCGGCGTCAACCAGTGGAGCGATGCCGGCAGTAATCCGAAAGGCGACGTTAATACCGCCAAGGAAGCCATTCGCGCCAACATCGGGCGCTATCCCAACACCATGATCCTCGGGCCGAAGGTATTCATGGACGTTTCCGAACATGCCGCAATCAAGGACCAGTTCAAATACACGAGCGCCGACAGTATCACCACAGAAATGCTGGCCCGGTATTTCAACGTGGAAAAGGTCGCCATCGGCAAATCCATCTACGCCGATGACAATGACGCATTCGTGGATATCTGGGGAAAGGACGCGGTCCTCGCATACGTTCCCATGGGCCAGGACGGAAATATGGAAGTCCCCTCCTACGGGTATACCTATCAACTCGACGGGACCCCTTATGTCGAGACGCCCTACGACGAGCGAAACGCCAAATCCTGGTTCTACCCTGTAACCGACGAATTTTCGGCCGAACTTGTCGGCGCCGAGGCCGGTTATCTGATCCAGAACGCCACCGCCTAAGCCCGGCCCTGAAGGAGCCCCCAATGGATACAAAAAAAACCTATACGGTCCTCGGCGACTTCCCGCTGAAGTTCGACGACGAGGACTATCTCGAGGGCGACACCATCAAGATGACGGAAAAGCAAGCTGTCCCCCTGATAGCGCTCGGCCGCCTCAAAGCTCCCACCGAGGACGAAATAAAAGCTGCGGCCGACAAAAAATCCGAGGACGAAAAGAAAGCCGCGGCCGAAAAGAAGGCCGAGGACGAAAAGAAGCCCAAGCCCAAGAAATAAACCCGCCAAGGGCCTGTGAGGGGCCGCCCGGAGCGGGGGGCGGTTGCCTAGGCCACGCTGAAATGCTCGGGGGGCTCCGCTTAAGCCCCCCTTTCTAATTCAAGGCTAACCACCGATGGCGTACTGCACCCAGCAAAACCTGATCGACCGCTTCGGCGATATCGAGATGAAGCAGATTGCCGACCGCGACGGCGACGATGTCCTCGACGCCGCCCAGGTCACCGCGGCGATTGACGACGGCGCCGTTGAAATTGACGCCTACCTGGCCAAGGTCTACGCGCTGCCGTTGTCCACAATCCCGGCGATCCTCGAGCAGCTCAACTGCCACCTGGCGCGCTACGCCCTGCATAAGGACGATCCGACCGAAGTTGTTGTCAACAACAGGAGAGACGCCATCCGCACCCTCGACAAGATCGCCAAGGGGACGATTGTCCTCGAGGTCGCCGGCGTTGAGCCCACCTCGGACGGCGGCGGCGTCCAGACGTCCGGCCCCGACCGCGTTTTTACCCATGGCACCCTGGCGGACCTATAGATGACCGGCGCGTCCATCCGTTACGATATCTCTATCGAAGACCGCGCCGCCCGCCGGGAACTGGACGGCGTGGAACGGCGCGCCCGCGACCTGAGCCCGGCCATGGACGAGATCGGCTCCATGCTGGTCGCCTCCACCCTCAACCGTTTTGAGACCGGCACCGGCCCCGATGGTATCGCCTGGCTACCGTCGCAGCGTGTCCTTAAACAAGGCGGCCAGACCCTGGTCGATAGCGCCCGGCTTCGCGATTCCCAACACCACGTTTTCGGCGCGGACTTCGTCGAGGTTGGCAGCAACGTCCTGTACGCCGCCATCCACCAACTCGGCGGCCGCGCCGGGCGCGGCGGCGCCGCCAACATTCCGGCCCGTCCCTTTCTCGGCATCGACGCCGGCGACGAAGCCGAGATCATCAACATCCTCACCGCCCATATCGGGGGTCTGCAATGATCCTACAATCCACCCAGGACCGCTTAAAAGCCCAGGTCCCGACCCTCAAACTGGTCGACGGCGCCGCCGCCCTCTCCGAGATCAAAAACAACCCGGCCAAACAACCCGCCGCTTATGTCATCCCCATTTCTGAGCGCGGTGGGGTCAACGCCGTCGCCACGGCGGTACGCCAGGAAGCGACCGCGCGGATCGGCGTACTCACGGCGCTGGGTAATCTCAAGGATAAGACCGGCGATACGGCCACCCAGCAGCTGGAGGCCCTTCTTATCGATATCCGCACAGCCCTCGTCGGCTGGCCTCCGGCCACCGGCTTTGAAGCCTACCTCTACGCCTCCGGCCGCGTCATCGAAATACGTAATCGTGTCGTCTGGCACCTGTCCGAGTTCACCACACAATTTTACATCAGCGCTTAGGAGAAACCCCATGCCCCCGCGTCAACACGGCAGTTTTAAAATTGTAAAAGGCAAACGTGTCCTGGTCGAGGCCACCCAGCCGCCCAAGGACGGCCACTTCGGCCCCCGCGATTCCGATGGCAAGCGCCTCGATATCCATCCGGCCCCCGCCACAGACGCCGCCCCGGCCCCAACCACCGCCCCGGCGAAAAAGGAGTAACCCGCCATGACCAAACTCACGCGCAAGCGCACCATCCTGGTCAAGATCGAAGTGACTGAGGGCACCGACCCGGTGCCCACCGGCGCCGCCAACGCAATCCTGATCTCGGAACCCACCATCCAGCCCCTGGCCGGCGGCACCGTACAGCGCAACACCGTCAAGAACACGCTCGGCGCCGACGCGGCGATCCACGTCAACACCCACGTCGTCGTCGGCTTCATGTGTGATATTGCCGGCGCCGGTACAGTCGCCGTGGCCCCGGCCTACGGCCCGCTACTGCGCATGTGCGGAACGGCAGAGACGATCACGCCAACCACCGGCCCGGTCGAATATGATCCGGTCTCTACGGACGGCGAAACGGGAACCATCTATTTCAACGTCGACGGCATCCGCCACGCTTTGCTTGGCGCCCGCGGCAATGTTTCCCTAACATTCCCGCCCAACGATATCCCGCGGTTTGAGTTCACTTTCACTGGCCTGTTTGTTGCCCCCACAGACACCGCAGCCCCGGCCCTGACCCTGGGTGCCTTCAAGGACCCGCTGCCCGTCTCCAAGGTCAACACCCCGACGTTTACGCTGCACGGTTACGCCGGCGTTCTCGAAAGCCTGTCCCTCAACCTCGGCAACCAGGTTGAACACCGCGACCGCGTCGGCTCCGCCCGTGTGCTGCGCACCGACCGCCAGGGCGGCGGCAACGTCGCCCTCGAGTTACCGACCATCGCCGCCAAGGATTTTATCTCGATAGCCAAGGCCAACACCTTGGGCGCCCTGCAGCTGATCCACGGCGTCGGCGCCGGTAACATCATCCAGATCGACGCGCCAGCGGTGCAACTCACAGAGCCCTCATACGACGACAGCCAGGGCATCACCACACTATCCGCCGGCCTGATCCTGACCCCCAACGCTGGCGACGACGAACTCAAGATAACGGTCAAATAGTGGCCCGTTAAACGGCCCCGAAACGGAGTGTTTAATGTTCAAAATTGCCGATGATTATGTCTACACCTGGCCCGTTACCATTAGAAAGCCGGTGGATGGCGGGAAGTTCCAGGAAGAAACATTTACCGCCAAGTTTAAATTTCTGGATCAGGACAAGATCGACGAACTGACCGGAAAAGACAGCGACGTTCTTATCGAATCTTTGTCCGCTGTTAATAACGATATCAAATTTCTGAAAGAGTGCTTTGTTGGCTGGGGGGATGACGTCCACGGCGATGACGATAAACCTTTGTCCTATTCGGAAGCCACCCGCGACCGACTAATAAAAATCCGCTACGTCCGCCTGCCGCTGCTCCGCGCCTATTTCGACAGCGCCAGCGGTATCGCCACAAAAAACTAACCGACGCTGCCCGCTTTTGGGTAACGGGCGGCGGTCATTCAGAAAACGACTACACCCAGGCCAAAGAGGACCTCCGCGTCCTTGGCGTAAACGAACAGGACATTGCCAAATGGTTGCCCGCCGACGACGACGCCCCGGAAATATTCACCCTGTGGCGGGGAAACGAGACCCCGGCCAGGTTGTTTTTTGCCAGCGACACCCAATGGCGCTTCGCCGGTATGTCGGGGACGGTGACCGGGCTCGATTACGCCGGCGTTCGCGCCACGGCGGACTCGCTGGCCATCGATATGACGCCGGACGTTTTTCGGGCGCTCCAGCACATGGAAGCCGCCGCCATGGATGAGATGCGAAAGGGGCGCGCCTAATGGCCGGCGATATCGTAATCGGCATTCGCCTTAAGGCGGACGGCTCCGGCCTGATCGGCGAGGTCCGTTTGTCAAAGGCGGAAATCGACAAACTGGGCGAAGGGGTTAAGGCCACCGGGGGGAAAGCCAAGGAAGGGGCGAAGGGATTAGACCAGTTTGGAAAAACTGCTAAGGACACCGCGAAAGAGACCAACAACCTGTCGAGGGCAATGAACAAGGCCCGCAACGTGATAGCCGGGTACTTAAGTTTGCAGGCGGCAAGGCGGGCGATTGAGACGGCGGACGCCTACCGCCTGATGGGGGCGCGCCTTAGAATTGTGACCGACAGCGCTGCGGAACACGCGCTGGTTGAGGATGGGCTATTCAAAACTGCACTTAGGACCCGAACAGCCCTTTCTGACAACCTCGTGATCTACCAGCGGATCGGGCTTGCCCGAAAACAGTTAAGCAGAGGCGCCGGCGAACTGCTCAAGTTTACCGAGAACCTTCAAAAACTAACGGTGATCAGTGGCGCAAACCCTGCAGAAGCCCGTGCCGCGACCATCCAGCTATCGCAGGGCCTGGCTTCGGGTGCATTGCGCGGCGATGAACTTCGCTCGGTCATGGAACAGTTACCCGCGGTGGCCCTGACCATAGCGGATGCCCTGGACAAGGACATCGGCAAGTTCCGGGAATTTGCGCAGGAAGGTAAGGTCACCGCCGATATAGTCATCGACGCCTTGTTGGGCGCCACGGAACGGATCGATAGAGATTTTTCCAAAATCCCGATAACGGTCGGCCAGTCGCTGGAAAATCTCACTACCCAATGGACTCGATTCCTCGGAGAAGGAGACGCGGGCATCGGGGGAACCGCGGCACTGGCAGACGGCATTCTCGTGCTCTCGGAAAATCTCGATACAGCCGCCGACGCGGCGCTCATTGCCGCCACCGTCATGGGCGGCCGCTTGGCGGGCGGTGCAATAGCTCCATTGACCGCAGGCATGGGCCGCGCCGCGGCCATGACCGGCGTATACAGCATCGCCACGAGGCAGCTTTCCATCGGGATGACGGCGTCGGCGGTCGCGGCGCGTGGGCTAAATGCGTCCCTTGGATTTTTTGGCGGACCACTCGGCGCGGCCATCACGGCTTCAGCGGTAGCAATGTACCTGTTCAGCCAGCGCTCGGACGCGGCGCAAGAGGCGGTCGACCGGGAAAGTATCGCAGTGCGTGACCTGTCTCGGTTTATGGCGGCGGGGTTAGTGACGTCGCAGGCGACGGCAAGGGCCAAGTTGATAGAGGCCGCCGACCGGCGCAAGAATATTGCCAGCCTCCTGGACGAGGCAAATGCGGCCACCGTAGCCGACGAAGCGCTGGGCGAATATTCGGCATTAGGCGAACAGTCCCCCGCCCGCAAACGGGCGGCGGCGCTGGCGGTTGAACTGAACAAAAACCAGAAGAATATGGACGAGTTGGAGCGCCGCCTGAAGGAAAATGACTTCGGCGGGGCGGGCGGCAAAAAAAACGTCCACGAAAAAGCCGGCGATCTGATCGAATCCATGGCGCGCGAGGAAACGCAACTCCGCACCCTGATCGAAGCCCGCATACTGTCGAAGGAAACGTATGATCTTACCGCGGCGTCCATCGAAGGCGAAAACGCGGCCCGGAAACTCGGACTAACTGAGCGCGACGCCGAGTTCGCCCAGATCGTCCAGCAGACCATCGGTAACAAGCAACTCGAGGAATCCCTCAAGGGCCTCGACGCGGCCGAGAAAAAGCAGGCCTCCACGGTCAAGGAAATCGAGGCCGCGTATGCCCGCCTGCCCAAGACCTTCGAGCAAAACATCGCCGCCGCCGAGAAATGGCGCACCGAATCCATAGCCGGACTCGACGAGGCCGCCACGGGATACCTCGACTTCGCCGACATGGTCAACGAGGTTTACCGCGACCAGGTGGTTAAAGCCTATGACGACAGCCTGGATTCTTCGAAGGTATGGTCCGATGGCATCATCCGCGGCCTGCGCGATATTCGCGACGAATCCGAAGACATGGCGGCCAACTGGGAGGGCGCCGTTAAAGGCATGGCGTCTTCGGCCGAGGATGCTTTCGTAGAAATTGCCACAACCGGCAAATTCAATTTTAACAAACTCGCCAACAGCATCATCGAAGAACTTCTCCGCATTGAGTTCCGCTCGACTTTTTTAGGCCCTTTATCGGGATTCCTGAAGGGCACCCTGAGCGGATTGTTCAACAGCGGGGATGCCTTTATTGATAATACTCAAGTCGCAACCCTCCACGGCGGTGGTTTGGCCGGCCGCGACGGCGTAAGCCGCTCCGTATCACCATCCATTTTCGCCGGCGCCCAGCGCCTGCACGGCGGCGGCCTGCCACTCCGGCCCGGCGAAGTCCCGGCCATTCTGAAACAAGATGAAGAGGTGCTGACCTCCCGCGATCCGCGCCACCGCTTCAACGGCGGCCTCGGCGGCGGTGGCGGCACCATTGTCAACGTCTACGACCAGCGCGGCGCCGACGCCCCTGACGTTTCGGTTTCGCGCTCCACCGGCCCGAACAACGAGGACATGGTCGATATCCTCATCCCGCTGATGAAACAGGCGATGGACCGCGGCGAACTCGACGACAGCATGGGCAAGGCAACGGGCGGCCAGCGCCGCCTCGAGCCGGGCTCGTAAGGAGGGGGGATGGTTCTTGCAGTTTACCCGGCCGATCTGCCCCAATATGTCGAAGTCCAGGGGTTTTCCGGCGGCCTGCCGGACGGCTTTGTCGAGACCGATTTCGAGCAGGGACCGCCGCGCCGGGACCGCGAGGGCGGCGGCGGCGAGGGCGAGCCTATCACCTGCGTGACATGGATCACGCGAACGCAAAAAGGAATCCTGGTCCCCTTTTGGCGTGACACCCTGCAGCGCGGCCTGTTGCCGTTCACCTGGGTTCACCCTTTCGACCGCACGGCGGCGACTCTGGAATTTATGAAGGGCGGCCTAAAATACACGCTGCGCTCCGGCAATCTGCTGCGCTACACAATGTTATTGAGGGTGCTGCCCTGATGGTAAGCGCCGCCTACACCTCCGCCGTCAACGCCCGCGTCGCTGAGGAAAAACTCGTTACCCTGATCCGTATCACACACCCGGACCTCGACCCCGTGGATTGGCCGGGCGGCATCAATATTTGCGACACCGGCGAGACACCGACCGATGTTTTCACGTCCAACGGTATCGATTATGTCCCGTTCGCCTTCCGCAGCCAGCGCGCCGATGAGCGGTCCGACAAATTGCCGCAGATTCCAATCGAAATCGACAACGTCGATCCGATCATCATCAAATCCCTCCTGCCGCTGACATCGCCGCCGGTGTTCACCATTACCACGGTCCTCGATTCCAGCCCTGACCTGATTGAAGAAGGCCCCTGGGATTTTGATCTGCAGCGGACAACCGATACCCGGTCCATCATCCAAGGCCAGTTGGGGTTAGAGCCGATGCTGTTCATGGAATATATGAAGGTCGCCATGGACCCGGTGTCCTTTCCGGGGGTCCACCGATGAGCGCCCTGCAGCCCCCGGCCTTCACGGCCCCGTATATCGACAAGCTGTATTGTGGCGGCGCCGCCGGCCCGGACGCCTTCGACTGCTACCGCCTGGCCGCCGTCGCCTCGAACGAAACCTTCAATACCCATATCGATCTGTATTCTGACCAGGTCCCGGACGAAAGCCGCGGGCGCACCGTCTTCCGTGAAGAATCGGCCAAGCTGCTCGACCTTCGCAGCAACGGCGGATGGCGCGAAATCGCCCAGCCCGTCGTCGGTGATTTTATTCTTCTGCGCGTCGGCCCGCACCACTGTCATTGTGGGCTCGTCGTCGCCACCGCGCCCCGGCCCGTAGGCGCCCCGCCCGCCGGCCTGATGATGCACATCCATCCCGGCATCAACGTCACCAATGTTGAATGGCACAGCTCGGAATGGGCCAGGCGCGTCGTCGGCTTTCACCGCTGGTCTGGGGGCGCCTCCGATGCCCGGTGACATGGTTCGCCTCTCGCTGGTCCGCCGCCCCTTCGGCGGCAAGCCCGGCGATCTGTCGTTTCCCCACGCCTGTGGCAAGGCGGTCGGTGATTACCTCGACGACGCCGAGTTTACGGTCATGCGCGGCTGCGAGGCCTTCGTCGAGGTCGGCAACGAGAAACACGTCCGCGCCATCGACATCGAAGAATGGGATACCTTCATCCCCGATCCCGGCGACTTGATCTGCGTCAACACCCTGCCGCAAAAGGGCGGCTCCAAAGGCAAAAGCCCGGTCCAGACCCTTTTTTCCATCGCCGGCCTGGCGCTCGCCTTTTATGCGCCCCCGGTCGGAAGTTCCTTTTCCTTCCTCGGTAATTCGGTGTTTGCCGGTCTGCCCAAACTAACCTGGGGTTCCGTCGCCGGGTTTGCGCTGTCTTCCATCGGCGGGCTGATCGCCCAGCCGCCGCAGGAAAAACTCTCCGACCTGTCCGGCGCCGGCCTCGGCTCACGCGCACCCGACTCACCGACGCTCAAGATCGACGGCGCCGGCAACCAGCTGCTGCCCTACGGCAAGGTACCTCGCCCCTTGGGGAAAGTTCGCTGGGAGCCGCCCCTGGGCGCCAGGTCCTACCGCGAAGTTGTCGGCAAGAAACTGTACTTCCGTATGCTGATCGCCTTTTCCGGGCCCAACAAGGTCGAGGACATAACCTTCGGCGAAACGCCCTACACCGAATTTCCCGGCGTCGAAATCAATATTCGCGAGGGCTGGCCGTCCGACCCGCCGTCAAAACTGTTTTCCGATGATATTTTTCCAGAAATCATCGACGCCATTCTCAAACAAGCCAACGGCTGGTCGACGCGCAACACCCTGGTCGGCGTCGACGAGGCCACCCTCCACTTTATGTGCCCGCGCCTGGCCGAACTCGTCTCATCCTCCACCCAAAACCCCTTGACGGTTGAACTGGAAGCCCAGTACGCCCCGGTGGGAACAGAAAACTGGCTACCGTGCCCGTGGCAGGCAGACGGCGAAGAGGGGCTCGAGGTCGATGGCCTGGTTACCATTACCGACAATCTGACCTCCGAAGTCTGGCGCGGCGCGCGCATGAAGTTTCCTGCCAACGGCGACTATAAAATCCGCTCCCGCCGCAACACCATTGACGCGGTGAAGACCAGTATCCTGGATGAGACCCGCTGGGCGGCGCTGCATTCCATCCGCTACACGTCGCCCATCAACACCAGCATCCCCATGACGACGGTCGAGGTCCGGCTCGAGGCCAACGACGATCTCAACGGAATCGTGCCGGTAATCCGTATGACGACGACGTCGTATTTCAACATCTACAACCCCGGCACGGGATTGTGGACGATGACCCTGTCCGAGAGCCCCGCCTGGGCCTGTGTGGACGCCCTGATGGCCAGCCATAACCCGAGGCCGCTGACAGATGCCCGGATGGACCTGGACGGGTTCGACGCCTTCGACGCCCATTGCACGGCCCAGGGCCTGAAGGTATCGGGCGTCATCGACTACCGGGATTCGGTGATGGGTATTTTCAACGATATCGCCGAGGCCGGCTGGGGCCGGTTCATGTTCAACGCCAACAAATTCTCCGTCATCTGGGACCAGTTGATCGCCGCGCCAAGCCAGCATTTTACGCCCCACAACACCATCAGTTTTGAGCGCGAAAAACTGTTCCCCCAGCGCCCGCACGGGCTGCTCTGCAGCTTCAAGAACCGCGACGTCGGCTATCAGCGCGACAAGGTGCCGGTCTACGCACCGGGGTATAATGAGAAAGGCACCGATGGCAAATTACCCGCGACCCGGTTTGAAAACCGCGAATACCACCTCATCGCCGACCTGGCCCAGGTTGTGAAATCGGCGCTCAGGGAAATCGGCTCGTCCATCCACCGCGATATCAATTTGACCCTGAACACCAAGATGGATCACCTCGCCACCTGTCCCGGCAAGACGGTATCGGTAACCCGGCCGGAAACGGGCTGGGGGCTGGGATCATCGCGCGTCGTTTCCGTCGCCATCGATCATGTGGTGCTGGCCGACGCCATGCCGATGACCGCCGGCAAGGCCTACTCGGTCGGGTTCCGGTATTCCAAAGGCCCGCTGGCCGGGACACAAAAAATCTTCGACGTATTGCCCAAAGGAACCAGCGGCGAGTTCACAACTCTCGAATTTGCCACCTATTCCGGCGGCGCCTGGATCGCGGCCAACATCGCCGCCGCCGATTTCCCGACCGGCAATGTCGAGGACCTGGTCCAATTCGGCGAGACCAATTTTATCGCCCGCATTTTCCATGTCGATTATATCAAACACCAGAACGGCAACCGCGCCGAACTGTATCTCAGCCCCTATGCCGCCGCCGAGGTCCAGGCCGTTATTGCCGGCGGCAACCCGCCGTACATCTCACCCATGAGCAACGTGCCGGTGATTTATGCGCGCCCAGGCAAGCCCGTCATAAAATCCGTGTACTCCGATGAAACCGTGCTGATCGCGCTCGCCGGCGGCGGCTGGCGCCCGCGGATCGTTGTCTCACTGATGCCCCGCGGCGGCGAGGATTATCTGCTCAGAAGCCTTCAGGTCCGCCACCGGCGCACGGACGGCAGCCAGTATTCCCCCGTCACGGCTTATCCGGCCAACACCACGGAGGTCTGTTTCGAAGACGTTATCCAGGGCGTCACTTACACCGCCCAACTCCGCGTCCTGACCAAAAACGGCCTGCCCAGCGAATGGACCGAGTTCACCGAAACGGTGCTCGGGCAATCCTCCCCGCCGCCGGACCCGGACGCCCTCTATGTCGAAAAATTACCGGACGGCACACTGCGCTACCGCGTCGTCGGCGATCTCGCCGTCGATCACCAGGGCTGGCGGTTCAAGTGGAACCCGGAAGTCAATCTCGATTGGGGGCAGGCAACGGTGGCGCACGGCGGCGTCTGGAGCGCCGACACCTTCGAAAAGGCGGCGTTTATCGAGCGCACCTTCACCGTCCTGGTTAAAACCGTGGACATGGACGGCAACGAAAGCGCCGGGCTCTCTTACGCCATCGTCCGCCTCGGCGACCAGGTCCGCGACAACCTGGTCGACTCCGTAGATTTTTCGGCCCAGGCCTTCCCTGGTACCCTCACCGGCGGCACCCTCACCGGCGGCGAACTGCTGGCCAATGCCACCGGCGTCTTGTTCACGGACCCGGCGCAGCCCCTGTTTAACGACCCGTCGGCCGCGCTGTTTGATGGCTATGAAACGATGGTCTATGAGGCGTCCTTTTCGGTTCTCCGCCGCGGCTTCCTGCAGCTGGTGACGGATTTCGACGGCGGCGCCCTCATCGAATACCGGACCGAAGGCGACGAAATTCTGTTCCTAAAGGCCATCGACCCGCTTTTTACCGACCCCACCGATCCGCTCTACCCGGCGCCGCCCTTCATCACCTATCAGGGGCCGTTTGAGGTCAAGAAAGGGCTTAAATATGTTCTCAGGGTGACCATTCCTGGCTCCCCCGTGCGCGGCCGCATCGGCGCCCTGACCTGCAACATCGACGTGCCGACTGTGACTGAACGCCTGGAAGATGTGGTTGTCCCGGCGGCAGGCCTGCGCCTGACCCTGACCAACACGTTTGAGACCATTATCAAGATCGGCTTCACGGTGCAGGAAGCGCCGGGCTATACCGCCGTAACGGCGCGCACCCTGGATAAGGACGTGATCCTTGGCCCGCTCGTCATGCCCTTTGACATTATCGACGCCGCCACCGATGGCCTGCTCGACATCGATGTCCAAGGCATCCTCAAAGCTTAATGGAGAAAAAATAAAATGACCGGCCTCCCAACCCGCGACGACATAAACTACACTGCTTCCGAACAAGCGGGCCCCTTTATGGCCGCCATCCTGGCCTTTTTTGATGTGTTTTTGCAGATGATCGGCGTTCAGGTGGCGGCGGAATTGACCATTGCCGCCGGGTCGGTGACGCCGACGCGCGGATCGCACACCATCGACACCGAGCTTGACGCCGCCGCCGATGATCTAACGCACCTGGACCAGGCCAATTTGCCGGACGGGTCCCGGTTGACCATCCGCGTCCAGGACGCGGCCCGCGTGGTCACAGTGAAAGACGCGGCGGTGGGTGTTGGTGAAATCCTGATGGTGGATTCGGCGGATTTTGTTCTCGACGCCCTGGACAAGTGGCTGCTGATTGAGCGGCGCGGTGCTGCGTGGGTTGAGATTGCGCGAAGCTACGGGGTGGATTTGGCCGGTGCGCGCGGCAATTTGGGATTACCTAAGCAGAACCTGGCGGCGGCGGTGGCCCCCGGCGTCAATGATGATGTGACGCCGGGCTACGCGGTCGGGTCCAAGTGGGTCGATACCACGGCGGACAAGGTTTATTTTTGCGCCGATGCCACCGACGGCGCGGCGGTGTGGATCAATGTGACGGACGCCGCCTCTGGCGGCGTTCCGGCGGGATCAATAATGCCCTACGCCGGGGCGACGGAACCTAGCGGCTGGGTGTTTGCTGATGGAACCACCGGCATTAACAGCGCCGTGGATACGACATTTGCGGATTTGTTTGCAGCCATTGGCACGACATATGGAGGAACCGGCGCGGCGGACTTTGACCTGCCGGACCTTCGCGGGCGTATTCCCCTTGGGCTGGATAATCTTGGCGGCATAAGCGCCAACAGAATGACCGCCGCCGCTGCCGATAGTCTGGCGGGAACGGGCGGTACGGAAACCCATGTTTTGACGACGGCGGAAATGCCATCACACAGTCACGGAAGTTTTTTAAGTTCCAGCGGATCAACCCTTCAGTTGGGTCCGGGCACTAATAACTATGGGCAGACCGCAACAACTACAGTTGGTTCCGACACGGCCCATGCCAACGATCAACCGTGGATCGCTATCAGTTACATTATTAAGAAATAGGAGATACCAATGGAATTTAGGCACACACCAGACGGGCAAATTTACGTTGACGGCTTCTCCATGACCTTGGCGGAGTTTCTTGCCCTTGAGCCGGGCTATCCCGGCATTTCCGGTGAAGCGGTCGGGTTTGAATATTTCGCCGGTGAAAAACATTGGGCATACAAAGCCAAGGGCGGCGCAATTGACGGCCCCGGTCCGGTTGATGAGGTGTTGCTGGACGGCTACATAGCAAACCGCGCCGTCTATGAGGCGGCGCTTTTTCCCGCGCCTCTTCCGCCGCCGCCGCCGCCCAAAACGGATGATGAGATGGCGGCGGACCTGCTCAACGCGGGGCCTGTTCGTCAGGCCTTGGGTGATGTTATGTTTGACTTGGAGACGCGGCTTGCTGCCCTGGAGAGTATGCCCGCGCCCGCCCGTTCCGACATCGACGCCAAACTCCATGCTGCCGTGAAGGCGCGGATAAACCCCGTCTAATAAAGCCGAACGCCGTTCGGTAGATTTTTTGCTCATTGCTTTTTGTGTTCGCTGGCGGTAAGTCGCGAAAAAGGAGACATAAACATGACCTTTTTCAAATTGTTTTTCTTCCTGATCGCCCTCGCGGCTATGCCCACCCCGGCGGCGGCCAGAGAAGCCGTCCCAGGGCCGGTCGAGGCTAGGGTTATCAAGGTCATTGACGGCGACACGTTTTTTGTCAGCGCCCGTATTTGGCCCGGTCTCGATATCCGCCGCAGCATCCGGCCAAGGGGCTTCGATGCCCCGGAAATTCGCGGCAAATGTCCGTCTGAAAAAAGGCGCGCCCTGGCGGCCAGGGAATACCTGAAAAAGCTAATCGGCCGCCTGGTGATTCTCAGCGCCATCACGCCGGGTAAATACGCCGGGCGCGTCATCGCCACCGTCAAGACCCAAGACGGCAAAGACGTCGCCGTTGAGATGATCGCGGCCGGCCATGCCCGGCCCTACGACGGGAAAAAGCGCAAGGGATGGTGCCCGGAATAATTGCTTCCCTTGCCGGCGAGGCTGGCGGGGGCCGGGGTGCGCAAACACCCCGAACCGAGGAAAAGGACTCCTCATGACCACAATCGGCCGCCTTATGGCCATCCCGCCACCGGCAGCTACCGGCGGGGCCAGTTTGAATGTGTCAAGCAATGAAGTCCATCCATGAGACCCGCGAGGTCCGCCCCCTTCCGACGCTGGCGCCCTACCAGGGCGGCAAAAGGAACTTGGCCAAGACGATTATAGAGAGAATAGAGGCAGTACCACACACCACATACGCCGAAGGATTCGTCGGCATGGCCGGGGTGTTTCTGCGCCGCCGCCAGGCTGTAAAATCCGAGGTTATCAACGACATCAACAAGGACGTAGCAACCTTCTTCCGGGTTCTGCAGCGCCACTACATCCCGTTTCTGGAAATGATGCGGTTTCAGATCACGACGCGGGCCGAGTTTGAACGCCTGGCCGCGACAGAACCCGGTACCCTGACCGATCTTGAACGCGCCGCCAGGTTCCTCTACCTGCAACGCACGGCGTTCGGCGGCAAGGTAACCGGCCAGGCCTTCGGCGTCGCCCTCGACCGCCCAGGGCGCTTCGATATCACCAAGCTGGGCTCGATGCTCGAGGACGTCCACGAACGCCTTTCAGGCGTCGTCATCGAATGTCTGCCCTGGGCCGCGTTCCTGGACCGCTACGACCGCCCACAAACGCTGTTTTACCTCGACCCGCCGTATATGGGCACCGAAAACGTCTACGGAAAGGGGGTGTTTGGCCGCGATGATTTTTCCAACCTGGCCGACAGGATGAGCCGCCTTAAAGGCCGGGTAATTATGTCCATCAACGACGTGCCCGAGATCCGCAAAATCTTCAAGGACTTCATCCTGGAGAAGGTCAAGACGACGTACACCATCGGCGGCGGCAAGAACGCAAGGCCCGCCGGCGAACTCCTGATTACCAACCAGCCAACGGCCAAAAAGGCCGGCGGCAGGACTACCAAATAAAGGCGAGAGGAAAGACCTATTCTTTGTTTTTCGCAGCCGGTGCTGGTTCAGCGGCGGCGGCAGCGGCGGCAGCAGCAGCAGTTTCTTTCGCTTCCTTGGCCGCCTTCTTAGCCTCATCCATTTCTTGTTGTTTAACCGCCCCAAGGGCCGTTAGGTCGGTCATACGTTGCTCGCGCTCGTACCGTATGACGTACCATTCCCGGAATAACGTCTCAATGAGGCCAATCAAAAGTTGGGCTTCCTCGGGTTCTACGTCGATGATGAAGTTGACGTCTTCTTCCATGTGCGCACCGATTTTGCCAACTTTTCGCACGGCGTCGATGCCTTGCCACGTAACTGGGTCAACCTTGTCTTTGATGGCCTCGATTTCGCTCCACAGATTAGGGTGCCCTTTGATTTTCCAGAAGTCCCGAATGACCCCCTGGAGACAACGGCGGCTTAATGTTGCGGAGGCCTTGGGGCTGAGGTCACGGATACGGCAGGCTTCAACGTAGTTGTCACGGATCGCCGGAGGGATGTAGTCCGGTTGGGGTTTGGCGGAACTTTCAGGCAAAAGCGCCCAGGAATGAAGAACGTTGTTAGTCAATTTCCAATTGCCAAGATGGTCGAGCCCGGCTTTATTGATTGAAAAGCTAAGGGTGAGTTCCCTGCAATCTTCGTTCGAACAAACGACTGAAATGACCTGTCCGCCTATACGTTCGTACTTGCTCCGAGGATTGCTAATACGGAACCTGGTATCGTCATAGGTAACGTCACTCACAGCTTGAGCGTGGCCGCAATACGGGCATTTCCAATTGAAAGGTTCCATGC